AGTTCAAGAGCTAACAAGTTCTAGTGGCCAAGCTAAAATTCAAAGTTTAATACAAACTTATCAGTATTATTTACAAATGATAAGAGATGTAACAGGACTTAATGAAGCTAGAGATGGTAGTTTACCTGATAAAAGTACTTTAGTTGGTTTGCAGAAAATGGCAGCTAACGCATCTAATGTAGCTACTAAACATATAGTTCAATCTAGTTTATATCTAACATTAAAAATAGCTGAAAATATAGCGCTAAAAGTTGCTGACTGTTTAGAATATCCTTTAACAGCTGAGTCATTAGTTAATTCTATATCTACTTATAACGTTTCAACGTTAGACCAAGTTAAAAGATTAAATCTTCATGACTTTGGAATATACTTACAATTAGAACCAGATGACGAAGAAAAAGCACAGCTTGAAGCTAACATGCAAATGGCATTACAGCAAGGTAGTCTTGACTTAGAAGATGTTATTGACATACGTCAAATACATAATTTAAAACTAGCTAATCAAATGCTTAAGATAAAGCGTAAAGAAAAAGCTAAACAAGATCAAACTAATCAACAATCTAATATAGCTGCTCAAGGACAAGCGCAAGCTGACACAGCTGAAAAAGTTGCATTGTCTGAAGTTGAAAAACAAGAAGCAATAAACGGATCTAAAGTTAAATTCGAGCAAGCTAAATCTCAAATGGAATTACAACGCATGCAAGCAGCTGCTCAAATAGAGCAACAAAAAATGCAAGTGCAGTTTCAGTTTGATATGCAACTAAAACAAATGGAAGTTCAAAGCACTCAAGGAAAAGAAGGCGCTATTGAAGACCGCAAAGATAAACGTAGCAAAATGGAAGCTACACAGCAAAGTCAACTAATAAGTCAAAGACAAAATGACTCGGCACCTCAGAATTTTGAGGAACAAAATATGGCTGGAACAATGCTATAAATTTTTATTAATTATTTAATTATATTATATTATGTCAGAAGTAAAAACAAGTGAACCTGTTAAACAGGAAGGTGAATTTAAAGTAAAAAATAAAAAACCTAAACAATTAACAAAATCAACAAACAGCATAGAAAAAGTTGTTATTAGTAACAGAGAACCTTTAATTGAGGTTGATAGTAATCTAATTAAAGTTGATATAAAAAAAGAAGACGAAGATGCCATTCAAATCGGAGAAACAAAAGAAGTGGTTGTGGGCGAACAAACCGGAGATAGCATTAAGGTGGACGAACCAGTATCAGAGCCCATCAAGGTTGCTGAAGAATTTAACCCATTATCCGAAGTAACAGAAGAAGAAGAAATTAAAAAAGTTACTGAAGAAGTCAAAGAAGCTTTACGTGACGAAAAAGTATTAGGCAAAGAACTACCAGAAAACATTGAAAAGCTAGTTAGCTTTATGGAAGATACTGGTGGCACTATAGAAGATTATACAAGATTAAACGCAGATTACTCTGAGGTTGATCAAAATACTTTATTAAAAGAGTATTATAAACAAGCAAAACCTCATTTAAACGAGGAAGAAATAGGATTTATCATGGAAGACAATTTCGACTTTGATGAAGACTTGGACGAGGAGCGTGACGTCCGTAAAAAGAAGCTCGCTAAAAAAGAAGAGGTTGCAAAAGCTAAAGGGTTTTTGAATGACTTAAAGGATAAATATTACGAGGAAATCAAGTTGAGACCTGGTGTTACCCAAGAGCAATCAAAAGCAACAGAGTTTTTTAACCGCTATAAAGAGCGAGAAACTGTAGCACAAGAACAAAAAGAAAGATTTAAACAAAGTACTAAAGAATTATTTAGCCAAGATTTCAAAGGTTTTGATATCAATATTGGTGAAAAGAAATTTAAATACAACGTTCAAAATCCTGAAAAGATTTCAGAAAATCAATCAAACATTGAATACTTAGCTAAGAAGTTCTTAGATAAAAACGGTGACATTAAAGATACATCTGGTTATCACAAAGCTATATATGCCGCTGACAACGTCGATAAGATCGCAAATCATTTTTATGAACAAGGAAAAGCTGATGCTGTAAAAGAAGTTATCAGTAGTTCTAAAAACCCATCTGCAACACAAGCTAGAACACAAAGTTCAGGCGAAGTATTTATAGGTGGATTAAAAGTAAAAGCGATTAGTGGTATGGACTCGTCAAAACTTAGAATTAAAAAAACAAAATTTAACTAAAAAAAACACAAATTATGGCTTTAAGTCCTCAATTTGGTAGTATTATACCTTCGCAAACACAAACAATACTTGCGAGTAACTACCTACAATTTAACACTGGCGCTGGCGCAGATTTCGCTCAGCAATATTTACCAGAAATCTACGAACAAGAAGTAGAGCGTTATGGAAACAGAACGTTATCTGGATTTTTAAAAATGGTTGGCGCTGAAATGCCAATGACATCTGATCAGGTAATTTGGTCGGAACAAAATAGATTACACATATCTTACTTAGCATGTACGCAAGCTACTGTAGGAGCAACAACAGTATCTGCGATAGCATTATCACCAGGTATTGCAACTGCTATTAACGTTATATCTATAAATGATACGGTTGTTATTTTAGATCCAGTTTCTGGACTAGAAGCAAAAGCTATCGTTACTGCATCTACAACAGGTGTAGGTGGAACTATTTCAGTTCAATCACTTTCAGGTGCTGGAGCAGCTTTAACCGCTCAAGGTTTTGCTCTTACAGGATTGAAAGTATTTGTATATGGTTCTGATTACGGAAAAGGATCTAACATTGCTACAGGTACTCAAGCTACGGGTGTTCAGGTTGCTGGAACGAGAGTTTCAATTGACCCAGTACTTACTCAGTTTGCTAATTCTCCTATCATCATCAGAAATCAATACACTATTAGTGGATCTGATATGGCTCAAATAGGTTGGGTTGAAGTTGCAACTGAAGACGGAACTTCTGGATACTTATGGTACTTAAAAGCTGAGTCTGAAACAAGACTACGTTTTGAAGATTACTTAGAGATGGCAATGATTGAAGGTGAACTAAATGGTTCTGCTTTAAATCCAGCTACTCAAAGAGGTACACAAGGTTTATTTGCTGCTATTCAAGCTAGAGGTAACGTAGAAGTAGGATTTACTGCTGCTAACGGACTTGGTGAATTTGATGCAATACTTAAGAATCTTGATACTCAAGGTGCTATTGAAGAAAACATGTTATTCTTACAGAGACAAACATCTCTTGATTTTGATGATATGTTAGCTGCAATTTCTTATGGTGCAAACGGTGGAACTGCTTTCGGTTTATTCGAAAATTCTGAAGAAATGGCTTTAAACTTAGGTTTTAGTGGTTTCAGAAGAGGTTCTTATGACTTTTACAAAACTGATTGGAAATACTTAAATGATGCTTCTACAAGAGGTGGAATCGTTGGAGTTAATTCAATTGAAGGTGTATTAGTACCAGCTGGAACTTCTACGGTTTACGATCAAATCTTAGGAACAAACATCAGAAGACCATTCTTACACGTACGTTACAGAGCTTCTCAAGGAGATGACAGACGTATGAAGTCTTGGTTAACTGGTTCTGCAGGTGGAGCATTTACTTCAACTCTTGATGCTATGGAAGTTAACTTCCTATCTGAAAGATGTTTAGTAACTCAAGCTGCTAACAACTTTGTATTATTCAGAGGACTATAATAAGTCAACATAATAACTATCCCCGTCAAAACGGCGGGGGTTTTTATTTTTTTTTAAACTATTTAATTATATTATATTATGGCTAAACAAGCTAAAGCAGAAACTGTTGAGGTTGCAACTCAACCGGTAGCTACATACGTAGCACCAAAACCAACTAAACCAAGTTGGGAATTAAAAGATAGAGTTTACTATTTATCAAACAATAAAACACCATTAACATTAACAATACCAGGTAAGCATACTAGAAAACATGCTTTACTTTATTTTGATGAAAAGACAGGTTCGCAGAGAGAAATAAGATACGCGACAAATCAAGACTCTCCATTAGTAGACGAGCAAAAAGGCGAAGCTACAATGGGTCATATACGTTTTGATGACGGTACTTTAATGGTTCCAAAAAGTAAACAAAACTTACAAAAATTATTATCTTTGTATCACCCTTTAAAAGGAAAATTATACGAAGAATTTAGCGCGCAAGAAGAAGCTAAAGATGATTTGTTAGAATTAGATCTTCAAATAGACGCATTAAATGCAGCTAGACATATGGAGGTAGATCATGCTGAAGCTATATTAAGAGTTGAAATAGGATCAAAAGTAAATGAAATGAGTTCTAAAGAACTTAAAAGAGATTTATTATTGTTTGCTAAAAGAGATCCAGTTTTATTTATTAACTTAGCAAAAGATGAAAATGTTCAACTTAGAAACTTTGCAATAAGAGCTGCTGAAGCTAATATTATAAATTTATCTGCAGACCAAAGAACAATACATTGGGGCTCAAATAATAGAAAATTAATGAACGTACCGTTTGATGAAAATCCATTCAGTGCATTTGCTGCTTTCTTAAAAACTGACGAAGGTGTAGAAATTTACAAGTCTATAGATAAAAAACTATAAAAACAAGTAATACTAATATAGGGCTCGATCACTCGGGCCCAATATTATAATAAAAATACACAAATGGCAATAAACGTAGATACTGTTTATAAGACAGTCTTATTAATACTTAACCAACAACAGAGAGGTTACATGACGCCTGATGAATTTAACAGGGTAGCTACTCAAGTTCAGTTAGAAATATTTGAAGATTATTTTGATGATTTAAATCAACAATTAAGACGTCCACAAAATGATACAGAGTATGCTAATAGAGTTAATAACATAGAAGAAAATCTACAGCCTTTTCAAAAATACATCAACAACGCCACAAATGCTGGCGCAATAACTGGAACTAATCCGTTTTTCCTAACTGTGTTTGATTACGCAGCAAATGCTAATGGACCATTTTCAGATTTATATAAACTAGGTTCTGTAATGTACATAAACAGAACAA